CTGTACCTGTATTTGTAGTTACACTAAAAGTTTGAGTTGCACCTGTTAATCCATTTAATGAAGATATACCTGTACCTGATATTGTTAAATCACCACTGCCTAAAATACTATTTCCGTTTATAGATTTTATGTTTACAGTATTTTGTAAAGTATCTTGTTTGTTATTAAATGTAGTCCAATTAGCAGAAGATAAAGCACCTCTATTACTTGCAGAAGCAGTAGGTAAATTAAATGTATGTGTACTTCCACTTGAATTTATAGCGAAATCTGTTCCTGATGTTCCTGTTGCAAAATTCTGAACTTGTGCTTGTAATCCATTTAAAGCAGTTAATCCTGTTGAAAAAGTAGTTATTACTTCGCAAATATGCCCGTTCTGTGTATGTAGTGTAATTGTTTTACTTGAAGCATTTACATAAACTCTAATAGCTAATCTATCATTTACTGTTAATACTGTTTCAGGTACTGCTAATGCGGTAAAATAAGCATCTATAGCTGTTCCGTTTGTTATTCCTTCAGGAACAGCAGAACCACTTGCAATTAAGGTAAATGTAGTTCCATCGTATTTATATAATTCAGCATAAAATGAAGGTGAACCACCAGCGGAACTTGAAGAAAAGAAAAATTCTAAATTCCAATTTCCAGCAGGAATAAGCAATAATGATGGGTCTGCTACATCAGTTATAAATGAAGCTATATATCCATTAGAACTTATATTAAAGTCTGCACCTGTTCCTATTACCGCTGTTTTACTAAACTCATAATAAGTTGTACCTCCAAAAGTACCTTGATTTGTACCACCATTTAGATAATAATTAACACTTGAACCTCCGCCACCTGCACCACCAACAGAAGATATTTGACCACCTGTAATTGTTATATTATTTCCAGCAGTTATCACTGAACCATCAGCTGCTAATATTTGTGATGATGTTCCACCTGATTTTATTAATTTTTCAGCAGTTAATTCTCCTGCTTGATTTACTATTAACTTATCAACTCCATTTTTATCTAATTCTATGAAATTGCCAGTTGACGAAGCACCACTATTTATAACCAAACCTTTATTTGAATTACCTAAATTAGCTTCAATAGCTATTGTACCATTACCATTTACTTCTAAACCTATTGAATTAGAGTAAGCAGAAACACCTACACCTGATTCAGAAGTAGCAACTAAACCTGTCCCATAGTCAGAGTATGCAGATATAGCTGTTCCACCGCTTGAATTTCCTTGTACACCAATATTGTCTTGAGAATTACCATATACAGCTACTCCATTATCTGAATTTCCTTCAACCCCATATCCACTATCTGAAGCTCCATAAACACCTGCTGTCGATGTTGAAATTCCATAAACCCCGTATGTTTCTCTTGATTCTCCTTTAATACCAATACCACTAGAAATTGCATAAAGACCTATTTCGTAAGTATCTTCAGTATCAATGTTTATACCATTAGTAGTATTTGCCCCTATATTAGTAACTTGTTGTAAATTTTGGTCTCCAGTATTTGTGCCTGTTATTCCCGCAAGTTTATTCTTTTCAGCAGTTGTATAATCATTTAAAGTAGCTCCTGCTAAAGTTCCATTTCCCAAAGGTACAATTGCATCTGTTCCTGTATTGCTATTAATTGTAAAATTAGAAGCAGTTTGTGTTGTGCTTAAATTTGTAGTACCATTACCAGCTGCAGATATAGTACCTCCACTTATTGTTATGTTTGTACCAGCAGTTATTACTGAACCATTAGCAGCTAATATTTGACTTGCAGTTCCACCTGTTTTAACAAATGAATTAGCAGTTATAGAATTAGTTGTTGTTGCCCCTAAATCTGTAACAGATTGCAAAGTTTGATTTAATCCACCCGTAACTTGGTTTATGTTTACAGTCGTTAAATTTGGATTTACAGTTATTGAAACACTATCAACTGTTTCAGAAACATTAATGTCTATTATATCGTTTGCCATTATCGAGTTACATCATTAGTTATTGAAAAGTTTCCATTTATATAAGTCTTAACAGTTCCATCTGCTTTAATTAATTCAATGTCATAAATATAATTTGCAGCATCAATATTAATTATCTGTCTATTAATTCTAAATAAACCAGTAGCAGGAGTTGTAATAGTTATTCCTGCACTTGCAACAGAAGTTAAAGATAAAAATATTACACCTCCATATTCTTTTCTTAATTGCATTCTTAATGTGCAACCTGTTAAGTTTAATGCTACCGAATTAACAAGCATTTGAAAGTTTACTGCTTCAAATGTATCTCCTTTTATATGTGTAAAGTCTAAAGCCATTATTTGTCTTTATTTAGTTTGTTTAAAAATACCTCTAACTTTTTTACGTTAGTTTCTTTTGGCTTGTATGTTTCTTTTATAGTACCCATCCTGTAAAATTTGCGTCTTTATCTGGATAAACATCTGCGTTTGAATTTAGATAGTATTCAGGGAATAAAGTTTGATTAAAACTCATATAATCAATAAATCTATTTGTATAAGATTGTGCAGTATCTCTTGACTTTTCAATTAAAAAATCTATTTCAGACTTTTCAACTGTTGTACTGTTTTCTGAATTATGTTTGTATACTCCTTTTTCAGTTATTTTAATAGATGAATAAGGTAAAAACTCTACCATTGTCCACCATACTACCATCATTTTAATATAATCGCTTAAAAGCGTTGTATATGGGCTTATTAAATTACCTGCAACAATACCATCGTTAATTTTATTATATAATTTTGTTCCTAAATAATTTTGTATATGCAATTGTTGTGCTTGAAAAATAAATTGAGTGTATGAATCAGCATCAATATTACCATTTAAATTGGTATATTTAATTAAATCATTTGTTGTTATAAAGAGTGCTTTTGCCATTTTTAAACGTCTTTAGGTAAATTTTTATTATTTGGATGAAAACCTTTTAAAGGCATATCATTTGGCATCATTGCCACTTCTTTTGCGTTTCTAATTCTATAACCATATTTTTCAGCAGTTGCAACAGATATTGTTTTTGCATTAGGATTATTAACATCAATTTTAACACCTTCCATATTTACAAAAGTTTTTCTTAAAAATTTATGGTGGCATCGTGGGCCACCTTTATATAAGAAGATATTGTAAGGAGTATTATTGTGTTCAAATCCATCATTAACTAATTTAGAATTTACATTTTCTAAATCTTCTTTTCTGTAAACTCTACCGTTATTTGATGCAGTCATCATTTTTTTACAAAATTCTCTTTCTGGGTTTTGATTACCGGTATAAGAATATCTTGTAATAAATTTAAAACTATCTATTTCTTTATCTTGTGAAGATTTAGCATTTGGTCTTGAACTGACACTTGTTGCAAATTTTACAATTTTTGATAATATACTTTTTTTATTTAGATTGTTAATTTCAGAATCTAATTCTTCTTCTGTATCATAATCAACTTCAGTTTCATCAACACAAACCCAATTATCAGAAAGTATTTCACCTTTAGAAGAAAGAAAATCATCTAATTCTACATTAGTTTCAGCAGACATTTTAACACCTGTTTCTTCTTCCATTGTTTCTGCATCCATTCCTGATACATCAATAAATTCTAAAGGTTGTATTGTTTTGAAATATAACTTTAATGATATATTGTTAATAGCTAAAATAACGTCTAATGCTTCAATTATTTCTAATTGGTATGGTTTTATTACTATGTTGTCAAATAATAGCGTAGCAGTCTTTATTTCGTCTGCATTGTTACCTAAACCACCATCTCCTGTTCTAATTCCTAATAACATTGGACTTGTAACTCTATGTCCTACTATTAGTTTTTCAAAACATTCTCTTGATAAATATTCATAATGTGCAGGAGCATCATTTAAAGGTAAATCCTCAACAGTTGTTTTTGATTCAGCATTACTATTAAAAGCTACAATAACTTTTTCACCTCTTGCACCTGTTAATTTACCAAGTACTTCACGTTTCATTTTATCACGCATTTCTTCAGAAGGAATGCCATTATTGAAATTGATTACTTTTGTACCACTAAAACCGTTTTGGCAATCATTAATTTGATAATCTGCTATGTTTTCTTCTAATAAAGCATAAGGTAAAGCACCAGAATAATCAATAGGACTATAATAATCAAATCCACTTACATAAGGTTTAATAACATATATTTCAACTTCATTTCCATTACCGAATCCAAAAGCAGGTATTTTTCTTATTTGTTCAGTTGGTTTTTTATTTTTCCAATCATTATGGTAATACCAAGCTTCAATTTGTCCTTTATCATTACATTTTTCTGCTCTTAATGTTTGCATTGGAAAGTGTAAAACTTGTTTTACTTGTTTCTTTTCCATTACAACTTGCATTGCAGCCATTCCTAAAAGTTTTCTTTCTAAAGCTATTTTCTTTAAATCAGAATCTTTTATAATAGACTTCATTTGTGCATATTCATTAGGCTTTTTATTAGAATCTAAAGCATCTAATCCTTTGCCATAAATCATATTAGCAACACCTGTTATAATAGCACTATTTGTAGCAGAATACAAATATCTATCTATTAAATATTGAAAGTAATTGTTATCACTTCCATATTCAATAAAATCATTCTTTTTATTTTCTTGTATTACAGGACTTGTATAAGCACTTAAATTTACTATTGATATATTACTCATATATTTTAAATTCTTTATTTATTTTATTTTTCATACTAAATGTCTTTTATTAGTCTTACTGAAAAACCATTAATTTTAGGGAAATTACCGATAAGAGTAGCAGCAGTATTATACTGTAAATATCTAAAGTATAAATTATTTGCATTGAATTCTGAAGAACTCCAAAAATAACCCGTTATCGATTGATTGTTAAACGCTCCGTTAAAACCTTGAAGAAAACCCGCGGGGAGTCCTGTAAATCCTGATTCGTTAGTTGCTCCTGTATTAGGTGTGTTCCAAAGTCCTGTTCCGTTAAAAGTCGCTCCTGTTGATTTCATTTTGCCACCTGATACACTTGCACCACCTAAATAGTCAGTTAAAGTTGTCCATTCAGCGTCTGTTGGAATGTGATAACCTATTGGGGCTAATTTTTTATTTGGTGTATTAGGGTCGTTATCGTGTATTCCCAAAACAGCAAATCCGTTATAAAGTTTTCCGTATATAATGTCATTAGCTGGATTATCGTTGTAATGACAATAAGCTCCCGTAGTTAGTCCTGCCCAAAATTGTTTCTGAACTAAAGGTATTGGTGTACCATCTGTATAAGTAGTAACATCAAGGTTTTTAGTAGTCCATATTTGAGTGCCAATTGTTACTGTATCGTCCATATCCGGTGTTATGTAATCGTCATTATCTTCTGTAGGTGTAGCGTATTGATTTTCATTAACTGTATATGTAGATGTTTGTTGATTTGTGCAAAAAACTTTATCTTGATAAACTATCTCGTTATTATTCTTAATTGAAAGATTATAAAATGTATTTTCTTTTAAATTAAAAATTGATGTCGTTGTTAAATAATAATCAGACAAGAAAAAATCAGCAGCTATATTTGTTTCACTTCCTGTTGTTTCGTTTCTTAAAACAATAGTAGTAGCTTTTAATTCACGAGGAATAAAACTAAATGTTTGCGGAGTATTTTGTTCTTTTAAAATTATCATAATCTATTTTATTTAATAATAAATTTAACGTAGAATTGTTTTAAAACAAAAAAGGCATACTAATTAAAGTACACCTTTTTAAAAAACAAACAAACAAAATATTATGCTACAGTACCTTCAACAATAGAAGCTAATATTCCTGTAGTTAATGGTCCAGTAACGAAATTTGCAGGTATTTTTTCCATTCCTTGAAATTCCATTTTGTAAGATGAAGCATCACCCATTGCAGCACCTGTAGAAACAGTAGCAGTAACTAAATCCATTCCTTTAGTTAATCCTGCCATAAAGAAATTTCCGTTGTTATCTTCAACAATAACTTGTGGACGACCATAAGCTAAAAGTTTAAGTTGTTTATGGTCAGCAATAGTTAATTTTTTAATATCCAAAGATAATTTTTGGTCTACAAAAGTAGTTCCATTGTCTCTTGAACTTGTTAAAGTTTGCTCAAAAGTTGAAGTTCCTTTTAATTCATATTTGTAACCAACAGGAGTACCACCTAAAGCGGTAATTACATCCTCTTGTCCTGCAGTTGCAGAATATGTTACTGTTGTAGCATCACCCCAATTAATGAAGTAAACTGCTCTTAATCCTCCAAGACTGTCCTTACATTGAACAGCCCGTCCTAAAGAAATATCACAAGGCATTGGCTTTTATATTTTAAAGTTAAAAAAAAGGGAAGGCATTTTACCTCCCCTATATTTAGTATTATAATTCAGATTATGCAGTTGGTGTGTAAAGTACAATTTCAGAACCTACACCATATTGAACCGCAGCAGTAAATCTCATTACTACTCTTACATTTTGACTTCCGTCAATGTCAGCTAAATCAATAACTTGACATTCATTTTGGTCAGATAACAAACCTGTTCCAAAGTATAAGTTAGATTTTTGAGCAGCAATAGCAAAATCATTTGTCATTCCGTTACAAACAAAGATTTTAACACCATCAAAAGAAAGTGAGCCATTGTTAAACCATTGTGTTCCTTGTGCGTTTGTACCGTTAGCACCTAATCCAGAAGCTCCAAATCCGCCTAAAGCACGTACATAATCACGAGCGATTGATTGAGAAACGTATAAATACAAATCTTCTTTTCCGTAAAGTGCAGCAGGAATAGCATCAACAATTTTTCCAAGTTCAGCAACTACATTAGTAGCAGTTACACCACCAGAAACACCAGCTACATCAATAACAGTAGCATCAGCAGCAGCAAGAGTTAAGAATCCGTCAAATTCTCCAGCGTTAGCAGTAACACCTTTCCAAATATTTTGTTCTGTTTTTTCAGCAACTTTAGCTACAACGTGAGACAATAAGAAATCAGCAAATGATGGAGGCAAAGTGTCAAATGCAGAATATCCCATTTGAATAGCTTCCCAATCAGAACGGAAATCTTTTTTACACAATTGTAAATTTACTTGAAATTCTTCAGGAGTAATAATTCTTTCAGTCAATGTAACTGTAGATGTAGCATCAAAATCACAAGTTGCATTTTTTACAATAGCATCTGTAGCGATTCTTTTAATTACTTCTTTAAAAGCAATGTTTGGTTTAACTTCAATACCACCATTGGCGATAGTTGAACCTGATAATAATGCAGCAGAGATATATTTTCCTGCAAATTCTCCTGCATAAGTAGTAGTAATACTTGTTGTAGTAGCCATAATTTATTATTTTTTAATTAAAAAGTTTTGCCATAACTATATCTTGTGTAGTCATTTGGCGATTAGTTGATATTTTATTTATTCTTAATTCAGATTTAACTTCTGGAGAGTGTGTTAATGGTTCAACAACAACATCAGAACTCAATTCTTCTTTTACTTCTTTTGCTAATTTTAATTCAGCAATTTCAGTACGTAGTTTTTCAATTTCAGAAAAGAACATTTCTTTAGAAACTGATTCTACAATTCTTTTAGGAGTTGCTACTGTTTCAGCTTGTGCTTCAACCTCAACTTCTACTTCAGCTTCTGGAGCTTCTACTTCAGTTTCAACTTCTTTAATTTCAGCAATAACACCTTCAACGGCTACAACTAAAATCATTCCATCTTCAAGTTCGTATTCTCCAACAGGTACAGGAATTCTATCCTCACCGTTTACAATAAAAACATTGTTATCCATTTCAAAAGCATCAGCTTCTATAACAGTAACTCCATCTTTAAGTTTCATTTGAGCGAGTTTTACATCCATCCCAAGTAAAGTCTTAATTTCGTTTATCACATTCATATTATTTTTTTTAACGTTAATATATTTATAATAAAATAAAAAAAAGTTTGTTATAAATTGTTTATATTTGTATATGAAAAAATGTAGTAATTGTAAAATAGAAAAATCTTTTAATGAATTTTCAAAAGATAATTCAAAAAAAGGAGGTTTGTATCATAAATGCAAGTATTGTAGTAAAGAACAAAACAAAAAATATTACGATGCTAATAAAGTTAATATAATTCAAAATAAAAAACAATATATATATAATAGAAGTAAAACAGATTATATATTTAAATTTAGTTGTAACGTAAGAAGTTTAATTAATGGTTCTTTTAGACGTGGAACTAATCAATTTAAAAAGTCTGCTAAAACAGAAAATATATTATGTTGTACTATAGAAGAATTTAGAACTTATATAGAAAGTAAATTTACAGAAGGAATGAATTGGAGTAATAGAGATAAATGGCATTTAGACCATATTAAACCAATGGCTTTAGCAAATAACGAAAAAGAAATATTAATACTTAATCATTATACAAATTTTCAGCCTTTATGGATATATGATAATATTTTAAAAGGAAGTAAATATTAAATAAAAAAGGGTAGTTATTAGCTACCCTTTATAAATTACGAACTTACACTTGTTATAACTCTTGCAGTATTTGTGTTTGTAACTGTACTTGTTTGTTGATTAAAAGTAGAACCTATTCCTTGTTCTTGTAATTCTCCATTACAACATTTTTGAGAGTATTTACCATCTTTACATAAGCAACCTCTGTTTCCACCTTTTGGTGAACTTGTTTTATTTCCCATAATTTTATTTATTAATTTCAGCATTAGTTATTATTGATTTTATTTTATTTATTAATTCTTGTTCTTTTGCAATTTGTAAACTCATTTCTAATTTGTCGCTAAAATATCCTTCGATTGAAAATCCTTTAACCTTTCCTGTTTTTACAAAGTCATTCCATATAGCATCATTATTAACTTTCATCGATACCATCCAAGTTCCTACAGGTGCATTTAAACCGTACTTTTTAGATTTATCCATTTCAGTATCTTCAACTATCCAAGATTCAACTACTGATAAATCTTTTAGTTTTTTATCGTGTTCTAATGTTGCATTGTTTTGATTGCTATTCATTAAGAATAATTCACTTGCTTTACGCACCGTATCTTCTGAAAAGAAAATATAATATTCATCATTACCATTCTTCCTGTAAATGTTTTTATTTGGTATTAATGCAGCACCCATCAAAATCTTCTTTTCATCATCAACTTTAGCAAGTTCTAAATGTTCACTTAATGCAACAAAATTAGATTCTATTGCAGGAAATTCAACGATTGATACTGCCTCTATTCCGTTTAACTTTTCAGATTCGTCTATAATTAATTCAACTATTCGCATATTCTTTTTTTATATTATAATTAATTTATATTTATTTTGTTTATCCTATTGAAGCACTTGAAACTATGTTTCTATCTAAACTTTGTTGTGTTGTAACATCATTTGCTACTACATAAGCCTTAATGGGTTGTTGTTGTTGATTGCCTATTGTTTGTGCTAATTGATTTGTAGAACTTGCACCTACTACGTTAAATGCAGGAGCAGCAGGAGCAGCACCTCCGCCTCCACTTGGAGCAGAACCACCACCACTTGGAGCAGAACCTCCTCCACCTCCACCACCACTTGATAATAGTTGTTTTGCTCTTGCAATGTTTCCTACAACAGTAGCAGCAGTTGAAGCATAAGATACAACTCTTGCAATAGTACCAATACCAGGAACTAATGGGAATGCTAATTGAGCAGCTACACCTTCAGCATTTGCTAATGTTGATGCTTTAGAAATTGCCACTGCACTATCTATTCCTATTTGAGTTAATGCAATTGCTTTAGATATAATTTGACCTGATTTTGTTTTTGCTAATCCTGATGCTTCTAATCCTGCAATTATATTATTTAAATTTGCTTTTGAATTTGCTATTGCTGTATCTTTATTTTTTTGAAATTCTACTTCTTTATCATCTGATGCTTTTTTATCTGCTGCAATTTTATCTGATATTATTTTATCATCTGCCGCCTTTTTTTCAGCATCTGTTTTAGCTATTAAAGATAAATTATCTTTATGTTGTTTATCTAATAATTCAGTATTTAAATTATTGGCTTGATATTTAGTTAACCATTCTTGATATTCTCTTTCTTCTTTTTGTGCAGGTGTTTCTTGTGCTTCTCTTAATGCTTTTTCTTTATCCATTACTTCCTGTGCGGAAGCCATTTCTGCAGCAATTCTATCTTCTTCTATTTTCTTTAATGCGTCTGCTTCTGCTTTAGCTTTTTCTATTGCAGTTTGTTTAGCTTTTTCTTGGTCTTGTTCTTTTTTCTCTTGTGCTTTTTTTCTTGCTTCTGCTCTTTTTTCTGCTTCTTCTTTTTCAGTTTTAGACATTTCTTTTGTCCCTTCATTAAACCTTTTTATAGAAGCGTCATAATTTTTACTAAAATCATTAACAGAACTTTTTGCATCCTGCCAAGCTCCACTAAAATCACCAGAAATAAGTTTTTTAATTGCACCACCTAACAATCCTAAAGATTGAAATACTGCAGTCACAGAACTATAAACAACTCCAAATGCTTTTGATACAGTTGGTAAAGCACTAACTGCCAAATCAACTAAAGTATTAAATAAAGGTTCAACTGCTCTAAATACTCCTTGAAATAATTTACCAATACCATCAAGTAAAGGTTGCAATTTCTTCATTGCTACTTCATTTTCTTGAAATGCTGCAACTAATCCACCAATCAAGGCTACAACTAAACCTATTCCTGTAGCTTTTAATGCACCTCCAAAACTTTGAGTAGCTACCTTTGCTCTATTTAAAGATGCACCCAATGCACCTATAGGACCTCCTGCACTTTCTAAACTATCAATCCAATCAGATGAAGTATTTTTAGCAGATTTAATTTTATCCTCTAAATCATCTATTTGATTAAATATCTTTTTAAATTCTTCAGAACCTGCAGCAGTATCTTTTAACTGTCTTTTTAATGCTTTTAAATCTGAAATAGACTCTCCAAGATTTGATTTAACTTCTAACTCTATTGTTTTCTTTTCAGCCATTTTATTTCTCTTTTGATTTGATTAAATCCTTGTTTAATTGTTGTTGGTCTTTGATACTTTCCTTTAGCTATTTCAATCAATTCACTTTGTCCGTAAAATTCATCTAATGCTAATAAATCTAAAATGTGCTTTATCATAATCTTTGGTCTGTTAATAATTCAAATTGTACTAATCCTGTTGTTAAATCTGTTGTGAATGTATTAATTAAATATTTTGTGTCTCTTATAATAACATTATCATTCAATTTAAGCGATGTTAATAAACTCGTTGGTAGTATAGCACTAACTTTAACTAATCGTGATTTAAAGTTAAATATATTGGCAAAGTATGCAGAGTAATATTGTTGATATAAACTATTGTTTATTATTTCATTTGTTAATGTACTTTGTTGTTGATTAAAATTTAATCCGTATGTTTCACCACTTATTAATGTTTCTTGACCAAATGCTTTATAAGTTGTTCTTGGGTCTCCATCACCAGTTAATGAACCACTTGTGTAAAATGTAAATCCAGCATTTGTAGTACCCGCAGAATTATAATCATATAATATTACTGGCTTTGGAATATACTTTTGCAAATCTGTTTTTAATGCATAACCAACTTGAAATAATGATGATTGTAATAAATTAGAAAAGTTTAAATTCTCAAAAGGTAATTTTATTGAGTATTCTTCTCCTTCTGCTGGAGGTGTATTTGAATAATGCAAAGAGCCATATTCTATACCAGCATTTGAATTAAAACCTACATTTATAATTGACTCGCTTTTCTCATAATCAAAATTTATTTTCTTATAAGTTTTTACTCGATTTAAATTCTTCTTGTCTTGTAATACATACTTTGTTATGTCTATGTCAGAACCAGCACTATAATAGCTTTCTAATTGCTCTACTGTATAGTTTATTCCGTCAGTTGAATAACAAGTAAGGTTAAACATTTTTAAAATACCACTAAAGAAATCTTCTATTTTAATTTCTGGCATATAATTTTTAATAGATAAATTACCTGGAGTTATACTTTGAGATGATGTTTTATTTAAATATTGAATAATATTTAATCCCGCCCCTTTTGAAACTAATTTTATTTGTGATGAACTTGAAAATGTAATATTTGAAAAACATATTATTCTTATGCTATGAGTTTCTCCTGTATAATTATATAAAGGAGTATCCATTAATTTAAAACTTTGTAGCCCAGTTGTTGAAGTTGTATTGATTGTTGTTATTATACTATTTGATGTATTTGACCATAAATTTATTTGATAATTAACACCTGCCACATTAGGATATAAATCCAAAATAATTTCTTTTGTTATAAACCCAACAGCATTAGGTGATGAAGTAAAAGTACTTAAAGATGTATTTGTATTTTGCCATTTGTAAGTAGGATTTGGTTCTGTTGGAGGAAATCCAGTTGTAGTTTGAAATGTAAATAATACATCAGTTGAAATAAATTTAAATTCTTCAGCATTTTTTAACCATAAATAAGCATTTGTAAATCTTGCATCAGATAAAAAAGAACCGTTAAAGTTTAAGTTTAAAATATTACTATCATTTTGAATCATATTTAAAACTGCTGATAATTTTAAAGCTGGGAATAATTCATTGTATCTTATTGGTGCTGCTGGCCAGTTAACTGCATCGGCATTAAAAGTTGTAGGATTAACATTCCAAACTCTATTCGATGATATAAGCGGAAACATTACATCTTGACTTGGTGCATTATCCACTACTCTTGATAATACTAAATTTGGTGTATATTCAAAATCATAAGTAGTGCTTGTTAAATCTTTTAAATATAAACCCGCAAACGTATCTTTTAAATTACCTAATAATCCAATAAAAGTAATTGAATAATCTTTAGCTTGTCCATCTTCTAAATTTGCACTTTCTAATTGAATTTTACCTTTACGAAAAGTAATAGTGTCTATTTCAATATAAGCGTCTGACTTAACTAATGTACTGAATGGTGCATCATTTGAGTTGTCGTACCAATGTCTAAAAATCTTATTGTTTTGTTTTGTTGCCGGTACTACAAATGTCTGTGAAAAATCGGTGTACGTTTTACTCAAATCATTTATATTTTGTATGGAACTAACAACAGATATTTTTTCATCATCAAATAAATCAATTCGATTGTATTCATTTGTATAAACATCTTTTATGTATATGGCTACTGCTAACATTATACTACATCATTTATAAGGTTATAAGCGTATTCAAAATCTATTTCGTAGTTTATCAATCTATCTTTTAAACTTGTCTTTAAATCGCTTCCCTGTGTCTTTACAGTTACAGGTTTACCATCTAATAAAACAGTTTCAGATAATAATAAATCAGTTATTAATTCTGAATAATTCTCGTCAACAAATCCTGTATTTAGTTTTACAGTTTGCTTTCCATTTGTATTAAATGTTTTGAATTGACCTATAGAAGTATTGTAATTAATTGTATCTTGAGTTAATTTGTAATCTGTTCCTTTTACTGCAATGGTATTAGTTTGTTGTTTAAAGAATATTATATCTTTCCAACCACCGTATCTATTTATAAATGAACATCTAACTGGTGTATATTTACATTCTTCAATAGGATATGTGTAAAAAATAATAACTGTTGGACTTCCACTAACTGGAGTTAATGTTAATGTAACTTTACATCCATTTATAAAATCTGAATTATATATTATTGGAGTTATTGGTATTTTTAAATTATAATCTCCAGATAACCCAGCTAATACATTAGTAGTAGTTGAATAAACTATTCCATCAATTCTTTCATATTTTAAAGTTAATGTAGTAGTAGTTGTAGTTGCTTTACTTACTAACAAATTAACATATTCCATTTTTAAATCTGAATATGTATTTTTATAATAATAATTATTAATATTTATATTTCCTAATAATGTAAGTACTAAATCAGTTGTTGTTTGATTTCCATCAATATAATTTTTAAATCCATTTACACCTACATATTCTGTTGTACTTCCTACTTGTGTATATGTACTTCCAACTAATTTAAATGTTTTAATTTGAAATTTTACCCATTCATTATATTCTTCGGTTAATGGAGCAGTAACATAATAAAATGGGTCTATATTATAATTTGATGGTTTAATATTATCTATAAACTCTTTAACATAATTAGAAACATTGTAAGATGTATTTATTTGCGTTGCACTTGGAATTAATTTTGATAATGAATAAAATCCAAATCCAGAAGTAGGATATGATGTTCCATTCCATATTGATAATTCTATTTTACTACCTATTTGTCCAGCTTCATTTACTTCAATTATAAACGGACTTCTTACTTTTACTACTTTCATATTGTGTGATATATTGTGTCAATCAAATCTTCATCTATATATATTTCTTCTTTGCAATTCCATAAATTTACATATTGAGATGAATCAATTATATTTTCACTTTCAATAATAAAATCTGGAATTATATTTTCTTCTTTATAAATTTTTACTATGTTCATTTTATATCTTTTAAATTATAATCTACCATTGTTTCAACATCTTGTCCAAATGCTTTTAATAAATCTACATCTATATATTTTTTATATCCTGCTTCAAATGGCTTTGTAAAAAATAAAGAAGGTTTAATTCCATTCATAAATATACTTCTTGCTATTGCGTATTGTAAACCTTTTCTTGATTGAAATTCTCCTTTAGCGTTTCTTGGTGCTATTCCTTTTTTTACTATCCATTTGTCAAATGCTTTTGCAGGAGGCATTTTATTTTTATAACTATATGGTGTATTGTATTTTTTAATCTTACCAGAAACTCCTTTGTCCTGATAAATACCATAATCAACCATAGAAAAGCCAACTATGTTAAATCCATTATCACTTACAATTTCACCTTTAATAGAATTATATAATTCTTTAGAACTATTCTTTCCACTTTTAGTTAAATTACTTCTTGATTGTTGGATAACATAATCTCTGAATTTAATTAAAGTCTTTTGAACTTCTAACATTTGCTCATTTGGTTTTGAATTACCATATCAAAAGTAACAGTTACTCCTGCCATTTTGTTTTCAAATCTTTCTGTAAAAAATTCACAAGATGGTGTACCTATCAATTCATAATCATCACCAAATTTACCCATTCTTAAAACTTCCAAGAATCTATTAACTACCATTAATTGCGTATTTAAAACATCTTGCTCATTGTCATTACCTAAAAATATATCAGTTGTTAATGATTTACTTTCATCAACTATATCCATACATAATATAGATACATTGTAATTCCAAGTAGAACCTAAATAAGTTGCTGAATTAATTATAATATGACTCAAAGGAAAGATTGTAAGCTTGTTTAAATCAACTTTAAATATGTCTCCAATAGTAACTGTGTTTACAAATAAATCTTCCTTTAATTGGTTCTTAATTGCTTGTGTTATTTCGTAATAATGTGATGTCATCTATTTTGTCTTTTAATTAAATCAGCTTCTATTTTATTCTTTTCTTTTTCAAATGTTAGGTATGTTAAACATTGATTAATTGGTAATCTTGTAACTGCGTCAAATCTGTTAAGGTCTCCTTGAGCAAGAGCATAGATTGAACTATACCATCCCCACTTTTGTCCGAAGTTTGCTGTTGCAGAATATTCTGTACCTCCGTGTCCTTCTCCAAATAAGCTATCGTAGCTTTCAATAATTCGTTGCCTAAACGATAAAAAAAAACCGTAGCACCTAAACAAACATCTAATGGTGCAAACTTCATTACTTCAGCATAGGTTATAGTTCCATTATAATCTTCAATCTCATACGTGCCATTTAAGCCCTTCTTTTTAATTGGCCTATACAATACTGCCATTGCTTTATGTATCTCATCCCAATCGGTTATATACGTGTCTAAATCGGTATACTCTCCAAATGTCATATCTTCTAAATTAGGAATAAAACCAAATTCAGTCCCACCCATTTTAAATGTAGGTATAAAAGAATGATTCTGGTTAAACATATTTCCTATAGATGTAGTTATATCATTTACATCTTTATATTTAATTGAGGCAACTTCTTTTAAGTCTATTCCACAAAATATCTGTACCATCTTTTGATGTAAAAATTCTGTATCTTCATTGTCTTTAGCTATCTTTAAAAAAGCCTGATACTGTGAAAGTTTTATTTCACTTAATTTAGTTGGTATTGTTATTTCTAATTTCATTTGATTTGTTTTTTATAATAATAAAATAATGTGTAAATTGTATTAAACAAAAAAAAGACCAGAAGGCTGTTCTTACGGGAAGCTCTACTGGTACTTTAATTAAATTACTAACCTTGTGTTTTTCTTATAGCCATTTCGGATTATCAGATCCGATGCTTACATAAGAGCAGGTTTACTGACTAATGATTTGCTTGTACTCCAGATTACTGTTAAACCTTTTTCATCCTTTTAGCACCATCATTAATTAACAGTTAGCATTAGTAATCTCTTTTATATCTATTGCAAAGAAGTTCTGTTTAAACATATCTTTGAATAGTGTAATAACCATTTGTTCGTTTGCTGCTATTATTTCAGCAT